TTCCACCAGTCCAGTAATACAAACAAATAACAGCATGGTTTTCAAATGTGTCACATAAGATAGCATATCCGTCATTTTCATATTCTCGCATAATGGCTGATGCAACTTTTTCACTAATATCGCCCCAAGAAAGCTCCATGAAATCTGGATTCATTTCTCCGCCTCCCTTTTCTACGTTATTAATAGTAGAGTTATCGCAATATTCTTTTAATAACTTCATTTTTTCTTCAAAATCTGCATTACTAAAGAAAGTAGAACCAGTAAATGCTGGTTTTTGGTCTTTGCCTAATACGCTAACACCAATAATTTCACCTTTAGTAAACTCTAAATTTTTGAAGTGCTTTTTTTCGTCATAGTTAATTTTGTACTCTACTGTACTAGGATTTAGTTCTAAAGATTGACTATGACCAACAATCTTCTTAGCTATTTCGCCAACTTCTCCTGGTCTTTCTGTGTATAATACTACATCAAAAGTAGCTCATATATTACCGTCGTCCATTTTTACAAACTCTGGCTCAGTTTTTGGATCAACGATACCATATATTGCTTGTTCAGATGCATGACCAATAAAGTCTTGCTTTTCTCGATCATAATACCCTACGACTGGAGCGTATGCCGCAGTTACTGCAACAGCTTTTGAAAAATCTTCACTAAAATATCTTCCATCTGCAGTTGTACCTTGATAGAACATATTTAGTTTTCCACGACTGAAACGTGTGTCCTTTTCGTCTGTTACAAAATCGTGCATAGTGGCAGGTAAGCTAAAGTTTAACATTTTTCTTTTCATTGTTTACCTCTAGTTCTACTACTTTGACATTCCTTAGTTTGCTTTGGCCTATTGATGGCTCAATCCCAATAAACTATTTAGCCTGGTCGGAATTGTCTTTTGTGTCTTCTTTTTCATCTGATGATTTACTATCGTTTGTCTCATCGTTTGAAGTTGTATATGATGTAGCCATCGGTTTTAAATCATTAAGGTGTAAGAAGTCTTCAAGAGTAAGTTGATCTTGAATATTTTTCTGCTTTGTTCCTGATGCTATAAAGTAATCAAGCTTGTTTACTCCAAGAGTAGCATTATCTTTATATATCTTTATATCATCATTATAAGTATAGTTTGAAATTGGCAAAATTTCAATATCTGCTTGATATGATTTTCAGTCTCATCCATTATTGACAACAATAATATAGAAGTTAGTAATGGCCTCTACATATTTAAAGATGACACTTTTATCTCTACGAATTGCCATTTTTAATGCTTCAACACTATCTGATACGAAGATTGTGCTATTTAAACCAGCATTGTTAAAAATATCTCTATATGATTTTAATGTTACATCACTATCTGAGCTTTCATTATCACTTACTTTTTCTACGTGAACTTCACCCCAAGTAGTGATTAAACGAGCCTTATCATCAACTTCAATTTTGTTTCTTAATGAACGATGTAAATCTTTAACTTCATCAACAGTGAAGATTAAATCTGTTTGAAAGTGAGGCATTGTTTGTACTACTAAATATTTTAATAAGTTGCCGTTTCTTTCCAATTCATTATCTTGATATTGTTCGTAATTTCCAATAGAACCTAATGTATATAATAAGATAGGAATTCCTTCTGGATTTAATAAGAATGCTGTTGAGAAGCGTGGGTCTAATGTTTGCCACAAATACTTTTCATGGTCATTTTTATATTTTTTATATAATTCTACGAATTCATCTGAAAAAGAGTTTTTAATATAATTATTAATATCCTTTTCATCAAGACCTAAATTATCAAAATAATCAAATCTAAATTGAATTATTGATGTTGAATATTGTGTTTGCGCAATAACCTTACAATACTTTGGAGGTAATAATAGAGTACTTACACAAAATCTTTCTTTATCTAAAACAGTTGTAACGTAAACAGAACCAGATGCATATAAGTTTGTTAAAATTTCTGGATAAGTTACTTCAATACCGATACCATCTACTGCTTCAAGCATTTCTTTATATATAATCTCATACTTCTTTTTTAATGTATCAGTAGTTAGCTTTTTTATTCTACTATTTGTAGATAATTTATGCGGAATAACTTTGTATCTGTATATAAAGAAATTTGCGAAGTAATTAACAATTTGTTTATATATAGGATTAGTCATATATAAACGAGAAGAAACATCGACAAGAACGGATTTTTGTCCGCTTGATATTCCAGAACTAATTGCCTTTTGTAGTATATTTCTTACTTCTGATGCTTTTGATATTTTTATATTCTTATATACATATGGTTTATTATATAAATTACCTCTTGTACTTTCATCTTCATAAAAGCTTTTTAAATCTTTTCTTGAGACTTTTTTAGTGGAGAAATTCGTATCTTTTACTACTTCTTCATTTTCTACTGTTTCTTCATCTTTTATGTCTTTATTTTTACTCATAAAATACACCTCTTTCTAGTTAAAGAATGCAATCGTGCGGTTTTTACCACTCTTGCGCGCCTTATTCTTATAATATTCTAATTCTATATATTGATTTACTCCTCAAACCATATATTCTGCCATAGAGAAGTAGTCTTTTTGTATTTTTGGATTTCTTCTTACTACTTTTACTTTGTTTGATAATGTGTCTGAAGTTGTGGCAATATCTAAGTTCTTTAATTCCATTTCCATCTTATCCATTACTTTAAATGGTTGTAAGTATGATAATTGTTTTCTTTGCGACATATTTATAAATGATTTGTTTCTTCCATATAATAGTATTGCTTCTTGCGCACGAATAGGGAATGTAATTGCCCCGGTACTCATACGAGCGAAGAAAAACCAATGAATATGCTCAGTGTTTCCGCTACCTGCTTTTATTTCATAACAGATGTTAGCAGATGACTCTCATTTATGTAATTCTTTTTCAACTTCACTTGGAGGATTAATAATACCATAACCTCTGTAAAGTTCTCCTGTCGCTTCATCTCTTGTTTCTTTATTTAACCAGTCACGGATTGCCGCACCGATACCGTTAGCGTCATAAATCAACAATCTTGCTTTATATTTTAATATTGTTTGTTTTAATATATTTGCAACAACCAAATAGTCGCTTGCTGATATATCAAATAAATTAACAAATTTATATGTAAAATGTTCTTTTGGAACAACTTTTGCTACGCCTACCGCAGTATCAGCTTTACCATCTTTCGCCATATCGGCACAAACTACATAGAAACAGTCTTGATCTTCTTGTGAAGCACTTAAATTGTATTGTAATTCAACTTTTCTAACTTGTCTTAAAGTAGAAATTAGTGATGCACTGAATGCCGCGCCCGCAGGTGCACCAGACCAAACAGATTCATATTCACGCTCAAAAGAATCTTTACTAAATGTTGGTGCATTAATAACATCTTCGATTTGCTTACGAGAAGTTAGTCCATTAGCCAATGGAATTCTATATGTTGCACCGATTACGAAATATTTATCTGGTTCAATAACTGAACGGCATAAAATTTCTATCATCTTTTGATATGCGAACGTGCCCTGATAGCCGGCTGTCGTAACATATATCTGTTGTGATTGCGGTTCGTAAGGGTTAATTAAACCATTACTCATTGCACGAGGACGGTTAAGCATAGGTATTAAGACTTCGTTTACTTTTATGGCATCTTGCTCTATGATTTCTTCGAAAATTAGTGATTCTTTACGCAAACCACGGACACCACCAATTTGTAGTGATGAACCATTGCGAAAGTTAAATTCAACGTAGTCAGTACCCATTTTATAAGCATCTAGTAGCTTTCCACCTTTTTTTATCTTCTGCATTTCGTTAGCTAAAAATGGGAATTTTACCCATAAGTCATTAACAATCTTTTGTTTAGCAATTTCTGCCGCTTGTTTATTTGTACCCGCTGTTACCGCAGTGTTATGATGCGGGATAAAAATACACTTTAAATATCTATCTAAATCCGCAAGGAATGATTTTGAGAAACCACGCGAACAATATACATAACTATTAATACCACGAGCCATTACACGTAATGTAATTCTCTGGATTACAAATAAATGAAAAGAAGATTTTTTTGGAATAATTAAATCTACAAATAAATCTGGATATGCAATAAAAGTATTTAATACTTCTACCCAGTCATCAAAATGTTCTTCGATACGTTCTTTAGTAACAGCACCAGTATGATCATTTTCATCTTCTGACATTAAATCCATTAGTTCATAAACTTCATCTTCAATATCAAAATCTAAATCAGTGGAACTTGAAAACATAAATTATTCCTCCTTATTAAAATTGATATCTAACACCTCTTCATCAGACTCTGTATCAACATTAATTTCAGTATTTGCTTTAATTAAATCTTCAAGAGTTACATCTTGAGTTGCTTCATCTGATAAAGTTTGTTCTGTTTGTTGTTTCTTTTGCTCTATCATTTCTTGTAATTGAGAAGTGAGACCAGAAGCCTCAAGAATTGTACGACGATTTGTCGCTTGAATATCTTTAATAGCTCTATCTATTTCATCTCTGTCATAATTATCATAATGTCTAAATTTAACGCCTCTATCTTCAAAATATTGGTACATTTCAGATAATGTTGTAATATCATCTGTCTTTGTGTTTGCAATCATATCATCTAAGTCCGCTTGCTTTGCTAATGTAGCCCAAGTAGAGCCGAAATCTTTAATAGCTTTTGCGTCCTCTGCTTCAATAGCTTTATCCATTTCTATTTGGACCTTACATAGTGACCTTACTGCCGCTTTTTGAATTGGGTTTATGATTTGGTTTGCTTTTAAAGTCTTTGTGTATATATCATCAAGTCTATATAATTCCTCAAAACTATATTGAGTGCCCCATCTTAAATGTCCTCTTTCTATATAAGACTCTTTAATTGGTTCAATTCTCTTTAATATATCATAAAGCGAACGATTTTTCTCTCATTCTTTATTTGTTATCGCCCATAAATCTGCAGTAGATGATTGATAAAATAAATTCTTTTTTGAAGTGTCTTTTGTTAAAACAAACTCTGTATAAGTTTTAAAAGTGTCTTCTTTATATTCTCCCGCAATTTCAATTCATTGATTTGGGTCAAAAGGTAAATTGTAGGTTCTGCAGAAAAAATCCGCATGTTGTATATTATTATAATCTAACTGTTGATTAATACATTGGAAGCAAATTGTGTTTCCGCTTAAAGGATTATTGGAAAACATAACTGTAGTTTTGTTTCCGCATATTGGACATTTCGCAATAGGGAAACTAAAAAGATGTTCTTTATCTATTTCCATGTTATCACTCCTTCTTTAAAAATAGTATAGTCTAATAAAATTAAAATATCAAAAATAGAAAATTTTCTTGACAACCTCTTGACAAAGTATTATAATATTAATATAGGGGAAATGGATAAAAGTAATAAATAAAATAATTAAAAATAATTAAAACAAATAAAATAAATTAAAGGATGTGATTAAATGATATTTTGAATAATGTTATCTATAATATTAATTATTGGTATTGGTATTATGATAAGTATTGTTATAAAATATAATAATATTGCAAAAGAAGCAGAACAAAAATGTAAAAATCTTAATACTAAAATAGATGATATAAATAAACAAAAAGAAGATTTATATAAAACTAATTCTATTCTATCTACTGAAAAAAGTATGCTGAAACAACAAATTGAATCCGCAAAGATTGCACAGATTTCAGATGAATGAAAAGAAACAAATAAAAAAGAAATTGAGCATATTAATTTGTTACTACAAGAGAAAATGAATGAATTAAAGCAAGTAGAAGAAAATCAAGAGAACGTTAAAAAAGAAGTTGAATTACAAGAGAAAAGTAAGAAAGAATTAATATTGCAAATTGAGAATTTAACTAATGAAATTGAACGAAAGCAAGCGGCGTTAAGAAGTATTGATAGCTTTGAAAAATGTCGCTTTGGAGAAGAATTACCTTATATAGATTATGAAGAATATTTCAAGCAAAATAAGTTTGAAACAGTATTAAAATTGCTTGATGATTGTATTGAGGTGGCGCCGCAATTCTTGAGTGAGCTTAGGAAGATAGAGTGGAATTTATGTTATCTTCCTTATAAAAAGACTTTTATCAAAGAGTTTAGCCGCAGTGGTATATATATGTTAGAAGTTAAGCCGCAATATGAAGAAGAGGTTTTAAAAGAATTAGGACTTAAACGAATTAATGATAGTGGCTCTATTGTGTATATTGGTCAAGCGGTTAATGTATATGATAGATGAACAACTCACATTAAGAAGATGTTGGGAATTGAATCAAGTGGTAATGAGAAGATTTATAAGTT